GATGTTGTATTTGTACTACCAAGTGTGACTGTTTTCGCGCCGGCACCGGATGCGATTTGAACTGATTGAGCGCCAGTTCCATCAACTATTCTAACAAGTCCTGTTCCCGCGGCTGTTGAACCAATAGTTAATGTCCCTGATGTTTGTGCATCACCAATGACAATACTTCCTGTAGTCATCGCATGTGCTAATGACAACGAACCAGCTGTTTGGGTATTGGCAATTGATATGATATTAGCACCCGTTCCTCCGATTGTCACATCTGTCTCTGCCGATCCTGTACCGATTGCAACTGTTTGTAAGGTACCTGTGGAATTACCAGTCAATATATTAACTGAATATGTACCTGCTGTTCCAACACCCGTCATTATATTTAATGTCTGAGCACCGGCAGGGGTTGCGCCAGAAAGAATATTAACTGTATTAGGCCCTGTGATTGTAGAAGCGCTTGAAATGTTTACAGTTTGACCCGTTATATTATTTGCAGCGCCGACTGTAATTAAGCCTGTCATATTTGCGCCACCAAATGAAATGCTGCCTGATGTCATCGCATTTCCAACCGAAAAGGTACCTGTAGTGGTTGTATTATTGATTGCTATGACGTTTGCTCCAGTTCCACCAATAGTTACATCTGTACGAGCTGAACCTGTTCCTAAACTTATTGTCTGCGTTGTTCCTGTCGAATTTCCTGTAAGAACATTGACTGCATAAGTTCCAGCAGTTCCAACACCCGTCATCAAATTAAATGTTTGGTTAGCGGCTGGTGTTGCACCTGCTAATACAGAAACTACGTTAGAGCCAGCAATTGAAGCACCAGAAGCAATCGAAACAGTTTGACCCGTTGCATTGGTTGCAGCACCTAGTGTAATTGTGCCGGTTCCTGGAGCTCCACCGATAATTACAGTACCACTAGTCAAAGCAGTACCAATAGAAACAGATCCTGTTGTTTGCGTATTACCAATCGCTATGACGTTTGCAGCGGTGCCACCGATTGAAATTGTTTTAATACCGGTAATGCCTGTTCCAATATTGATATTACCTGCACCCGTTCCACTAAAAAGATTAAAGTTTTGAGTACCACCCGTTGCATTTCCTGAAAATAGATTAAACGTTTGAGTACCTGCGGATGGTGCTCCACCAAATATTGTAACAGTATCGTTTTGAGCTTCGTTACCACCGGCAATTGTTATAGTTCTAGCAGCAGCAGGAGCTACATTACCAATATCTATTGTTGTAACTCTTGTGTTATTGCCAAGTTTAAGAGTACCTGTACCAGCAGATCCAATGCCCGAAAGAATATCAACTTCACTATTCGCTGCCGAGGCACCATTACCAATCTGAATAATTTGACCGCCAACGTTTATAGCGCTACCGATATTAATATTCTGCCCGGCTGTTGAATTGCCAAGAGTAATAAGTCCTGTTTGTGTTGCTCCACCTACTGTTATGGCTGCTAAAGTTGTACCAGTAATAAGAACATTACCAGTACCTGATTGAATTGTAGTGCCAGCAGTTCCAGAGGCTGCGCCCAATATTACCGTATTATTCGCTGAATCATCAGCGAGATGAACCGTATTTCCATTACCATTTAGAGTAAAATTACCGCTTCCGGTATTAAACAATATCGCACCGCTACCTGCTGCATTACCTATTGTAGTATTACCATTACCGGAAGTATTGATGTTTACAGCTCCATTAACTGTTAATCCAGAAAATGTAATCGTGCCAGTTACAGAAAGATTTCCGCCTACTGTCGCATTTCCTGTTAACGAAAGATTACCACCGATAGATGCATCCGAAGTTACTGTTAGAGTTGATCCTGCTGTCAATGTAGTCGTAGAAGCGATAGAACCAGGGGCAATAAAGACAGAAGGAACCGATACGATCAATTCATGGGCAGGAGCATTCGCCACAAGTCTAATTTGATTAGCAGTACCAATAATTGCGATATTGCCCCCTACTGGACTTACTGTACTAACACCATCTGAAAGAGTGTTTAATACCCCGCCTGAGTTTGAAACTAGTGTCCAAGCAGGAACTCCAGCACTATTTCCCCCTTGATAATACATGTTTCCAGATCCTCCTTGAGATAGATCGGAAAGCCAAAAATAACCGGATGCATATTGCTTATCGATTGTATTGCTAGGATTTCTCTTAGCAATAATCATGGGCATCACTACTCCACCTTGAGGAGCATCACCATAAGTAAATGAACTAGGCACAAATGGAGAAGTCATATAAACATCCTTGTTAAATTGACTTCAAAATACATATACCAAAATAAAAATTGAATATGATAGATAGACAGAGATTAACAAGTGTGTAAAATGGAACAGGAATTCCTAACCATCAAAGAAGCGGCTGTTGTTTTCGCTTGTCATCCAAACACAATTCGTCGTGCAATACGATTAGGTTATATTGTTACAATAAGAGTTGGAAAAGGGCCAAGAAGCCCCTACAGAATATCCAGGAAGTCAATAGATGATATTCATGAGTTAATCATCTCTCAGCATAGACTCAAGGCCGATCGATCACAAATTAAATAAATGATTACATCTTACATGTATTCTTGAAGGATGTTATGATTTAGGAAAAAGGATGCGTTATGGACTTATTTAACTACTTAGATAAATTAAACTGGCAAACGATCATTGCAATGTTTGCAATAGGTTGGTATTTCACTCGGGATATACGTATGGCTTTAAATAAATTAGATAGCGACGTTAGAGAACAGGGAAAAAGAACAGATAAACTTTATGAAATGTTCTGTACATTGCAATCTCAAATGAAAGATGAACTTTTGGTAATGAAAAAAGAACATTATGATTTTATGAAGGAGATTAAGAAATAATGGTACTAAATAATCCATTTGATCGTGCTAAAGATCCAGTGAATCATGATATTTTTGAGAGATTCTTTTCTCATATCGATATTGTAAAGAAAAGACGAGAATTCGCCGACAGTGTTCATAAAGAAGTGCTTGAAAAATTAGAAAAAAACATTAAGGAAATGACTCCAGAACTTCTTTGTAGTTATAATTCTGTTTATCAAGAATTAACTACAATGATTAAAGATTTTGATAAACAGATTAAATCCACAGAAAAAAAGACAAAAAAATTATTTGAGTCTTCAACTCTTACAGAAGATATCTATAAAATGCGTGATGAAATGAAAGTGATTAAGAAAAAATTAGACAAATTAAATTCAGGATTAAAGAATTTTTCTCGATTAAGTGATGCAATGACTGAAGAATAATCACTTCTTCTTTTTCCCATATTCTCTAAGAAAATAAAGAAGTCTAATCAGGTCTTGACTTTTTGGCTTTTCTTTTTTCTTCATGTTTCTTCTTTGCTGCATGTTTAGCTAATTCCAATGCATCATATAACTTCTCGAACTTACCGGAATACTCTTTTCCTTTGCCACCACGTTCAGATTGGAGTTTTTGTATGAGTTTGTACATTGCTGCACCAATAGGTGATTGCGTACCTTTTGTCCATGCTCCAATGTAGTTTTGACCTGTGCTTTTGCGTTGGCTTAGTAGATTTGTCAATTCTTTGGCATCTTCTGGTGAAATATCATCATAGATATATAGCGCACCATCATGCGGAACATATGCAAGTTCATTAGTTTTTGGGTCATATCCACTCCAATAAACATTTCGAGAGACTTGCTGTCCACTCTCTTTTTCAATTCCACCAATTAGATCATTATAAAGCTCTGCCAAATCTTTTTCTGGCAAAGGAGATTGTATTAATTCCTCTTCTTTTGCTTTATGAAGCTTCCCATCGATATCAATGAGTGCTTGACCATTGCGCATCTCTTTGACTTCACCCATGCCATTTGGTGAGGCTATGATTGAGTTCTTTTTTATTGGATTTGCTTGTTCAGCAGACAAAGTTATATAAGTTTCTGTTGCTCCTCCAGGTATGTTTTCACCTCCCGAATCTCTTTTAATGTGTAAAGAATTTATTCCATTTTCATTAAAATATTTCGTAGCAACTCCTCTTCCTTTTTTTGCCAAATGATTTATTTCATCTTCTAATTTTTTTAACTTAACATCATCTATTTCAACGTCATCATTCTTATCTAGATAATTTAAATATTCTTCATATTGCTTTTCTTTGTCTAAAAATCTTTCATATATTTCATTGTATTCTTTACTTTTCATTCTAAGATATTTAGTATAATCTTTTCTATCTTCAAAATGTGCTGTTTTTCCCAACTTTGCATTAACTTCAATTTGTTCATTTCCAGGAAGATTTATTTTAACATCCGAAGGTTTTAAATATACTCCAGATGGCAATTCTATATCATTTTTTTCTCCTATTCCCAGCTTAAAACCTTCTTTTTCTATATTTTCTCGTGAAGTTTTAGAAGTTTGATGAAATAATTTTTTTTCTTTTAGATCTTCTATTCTTCCATAATATCTTGGATCTTCTGTTTTAGATAAATAATCCCCTATAGCTTGCTCCATAGGCTTTCCAGATTCTCTTTGAAGCGCTTTCATCTGCTTTGGAAATCGTGTGTTCAATATAGCGGCGATCTGTTCAGGATCTTTATACTTATCTTTTAATTTATCAACATGTTGTTTTAAATCAAACTTAGTTAATATCGGTTCTATATCTATAGTTTTTATTTCAGGTTGCAATTGTGTTTGTTGCTGTGGTATATTAGTTGCATTAACAGGAGGTTGTTGTGATAAATTCGTTTTTTTCTGTTCTGCTTGGGATGGTATTGGGAGTTGTTGGGATGGCTGCGTGGACTGATTTAAATCTGATGGGCCAATGGCGTTCTGAATCCCAGGAATTAATGACTGTAAAGCGCGAGGTACAGATCTTGAGAGAGCAGCAGCAGCGCCTTGCGAAGCTATTGGAATAGCTGCTAATCCAATAGCCGATAAAGCCTGTTTATTAGCTGTTTCTCGTCTTTGGATATCTGTTTCTCTAGTCTTTTCATATTCGGTTTGTGATTGAAAATCTTCATTTAAAGCTTTTCTACCACCGCTCAAAAACTTTAACACTTGATCAACTGTATAACCAGAGGCCAATGCATATTTGATTTTATTAGAATGCTCAGGAAACTTTTTCATCAAGAAATCCAATATCTGTTTGGAAGTAAATCCAGATGATAAAGCTTTTGAAATCTGTGAAATCATTATCTTCCTATAATATTAACACCCTCAAGAACTCGTTGAATATCACTTAAAGGAGGAGTATCAAGTACACCTTTTTGTATATTTTGATCATCTGTTAATTTAAAACCTTCTTCTTCAAGTTCATTTAGCGCATCTCTATACATTCTCCAATCATATTTCTTATCTTCAAATGCTTTTCTTGCTAAAACAAGACTAAAATTTGGATCTATCTCCTTTAAATCTCTTAATCCATCTTTTATATTTTCCAATTGATTAGGAGCATAGTCATACCTTGGAAATAAAGTTGTCGTAGCGGTATAGACAGGTTTTTGGCTTCTTATGGCTTCTGGCACTTTATTTAAAGAAGTTTTCTGACGCTCACTTAATGGATTTATGATTGCCTCTCTTTCTTCTGGATAATATCCAAGATCAGTTAAAAGATTGCGTGCGGTATCATATAAACCTAAATCTAATATAGGTTTTAAATGGGATCTTAGATCATTAGAAGCTTTTTCAACATCTTTATAAGTTCCTTCAAAAGCTCTTGTAAAAAAATTTTGCAATCGCGGAGCTGACATTTCTTTTTGAACATTTACAATTGCGTTCTTAAACTTAGCCGCTTCTTTTGCTAAGAATCTATTAATATCAGCATCACTTTCCCCTCTTTTGGATGCATCTTCGCCTAATTTTTGAAATATAGTTTGAACTTCTGGACTTGCTTTAGGATAAACATCTTTTAAATAGTCAACCGCTCTTTCTCCGTAAGTTTTTTGTCCCTCTACTCTTTGTGCTAATTCTTTATCAACATCTGCATTATGGATTTTTTTCGTCTTTTCAGCTTCTTGCACTTCTGCTAAAGCTTCTTTAGGTGTAGTCGGAATTCCTGCGGCCGTTCTTTCTTTTGCTAATTCGCGAGCCTGCTTAATTTGCTCTTGGGGTGTTAAAAGATGGACTTTTTGTCCTGTTGTAGCAGCCTGCGGAACATTTCCAGGGCCTCCTTGTGGCCCAATGTTTGTAGGAAAATAATCAGGTTGTTGTTGTTGTTGTCCTAAGAATCCAGGAAGTTGTTGTCGTTGTTGAATTGGTTCTAAAGGTTGTCTTTGTTCACCAGCCAGTGGAGCTTTTTGTCCTGCGTGTGCTTGAGCATATTGTGTAAGCAAAGGGATGAGTTGGCCTAAATATCTTTCGCTTCCTGGTATTCCTGCTCCTGCTTTCATTGCTTCTAATGTAATATCTAAAGGAGATGTCCCAGGAGTATTGGAAAGATTTCTTATACTTTCTAAACTTTGTTGTAATTGTCCGCGATTGTATCCTTGTTGAACAGCTCCAGGTAGGTTTTGAGATAATTGTTGGCCAATCATCTTTCCGACTACATCAAAAGGTGAACGTTCTGACGGTAATATTGAAACCATGTTTTACCTATATTGTAGAAGGTGATTGACCTGGGAATCTATTAGGATTAATTGGATTATATTGACTTGCCATGTTTTGACCAAATTGTTGTCCAAATCCTTGACCTGCTGCGCCTGCAAAAGATGAAGCAATAGGCCCGAAGAAACCGCTAGAAGCGGGCTGATATGTGTTGTTAGTGGGTGTAAGAGCTGTTTGTAACAATGAAAGATAGTTAGAAAATGGCTGCTGACTATATCCTAGAAGTTGAGGAACTGCTTGCTGCATCATATTACCACGTAAAGCACCAATATTTGTTTCTAAATTGCTTCCTTCTCTTGCAAGTTGATTCCTGAATCCTGTAGAACCTAAAGAACCTCCAGAACCCATACTCGCAAAACGATTGGCAAGATCGGGAATCGTTTGCTCTTGAAATTGCCTTTGTAAAGGAGCTTCGAAACGATTGAAAAAGTCAGGATTATTGAAAAGACTTTGCAAATATTCATTTCCTGTTTGATATCCTGGCTGCTGTGTAATATTTTGCACTCCTTTCATTCCCATGACGTCTTTCATTATTTCTTCTAGTCCTCGTCGTTGGGTTTTTGAATATGTAGAGCCATGTTTTTCTTTTTTTCCTCCGAATCCAGACAATCCACCCATTACTAAAGAACCCAATAAAGCCATTGTTCCAGGATCCATAAACCACCTATATACTTTTTTCTTAATCTATCACTTAATGGATTTTACAGGTATATTGTTTGTTAAATCTACTCAAAAGGATCATAAATGGAATTAATAAAAAAACATGTTGATACAGTAATTGTGCTCGGTGGAATTTTAGCTTCTGTTCTTTGGATGAATGGAAAGTTTAACGAAATTGAAAAAGAAATCGCTATAATGAAAGCAGTAATGATTATGAAGAATATTATGCCGGCAGAATTAGCTCACCATGAACCTAATTAAACACCATTCCGAAGATAGCTCACAACAATAAATCCCGAATAAGCACTTAAATCCACAGTAGTCGTAATTACGATCTGTTTGTTGGACATCGTAAAAGAAATCCTAGGATCTCCTTGATTCATAAAGGAAAAGTAATCTCCTGTTCCTGCAACTGAAGTATCATCCGTTACAGAAGGTTTTGAAGCCGTACCATATAATTGCGTTATGACAAATTCGTTATTAATGTTTGGTATGGGAAAAGAAGGATTGCCTGTCAAAGTCAATGTTAAAACTCCTGTATTTGGGTAAGATGGAATATATGCGAATGTTTGATAGCCATTGCGTATAACTTTAGGCGTTATATACCACCAGACTTCACCATTGAAATTTTCGGTCGCTACAGAATAAACACCTATTTTTTTATCATTTATAATGTCTGCATAGTTAGCAAAACGATCGACAAGAAAGGAACGTAAACGATCCTCTTCCTCCGGTATATTGGATGTTGTCGGAAGAAAAGGAGCGAATAAATTCGATGGACTTGTAGGTTCTGGCGTTGTCATACCAAACGGCCGCCTCTACGCATCGAAATCATCAAAGAAACAAGCTCTAAATCAGCTGAGTTGATAGCATTTATCGCCATTTGCTGATCTGACATCGTGAACTGAAGCTGCACCGTTTGGGCAATTGCATCACAAAATAACCTATAGATTGTCTCTTCACCATTTCCGAATTGATAAGGATTTAATGAAGTCAAAACAACATTGCTTTGTGGATTGTCGGATAAAGGCGTATTGACGGGCACATCCGAACTATCCGAGAAGACATTGCATGTAAATTGACCATAACTTGTGGTGTTTACATAAAAGTCAATCTTACTAAGCCTTGAACGTTTATTATCATTAAAGAAATTAAATATCTTAGATTGGATATCGAAATTGCTAATTTTTGCAATTAGTCCACCAGGTGCATAAACTCCCGTTGTTGATATAGGAGTAATTTGCTGAGAATTGCTTAAAGACACATAGCGTATGCTAACAGGAGTAGATCCAATCGCTGGATTGAACGTCAAGGAAATAGCTCCAGTGTTATAATTTATAGAACCAGATGCTACATTTGCAACATAGAGTATTCCATTTGAATCTCTATCAATAAATTGTAATGCACCTACATTGATTTGAATGCTTCCAGGAATAATTGGCACATTTGCAATGGTATATAAGAATGATGTTCCACTTGCATTCCCAGCTTCGATTGGCTGAAATTCTTGAAGCATGAAATTGTTTGCATCGATTAAAGCAGTCTTGAAATTTCTAGCATTTAATGAAACGCCATCTGCAAATGTAATGCCAGAAATATTGCTTAATGTTATCCATGTCCCATCAGGTAAATTGTGATTAGTACTCGTAACGGTCGACCCGGTAAAAGCTGAAATACTAAGAGAAGGGTCATTCGTGCTATTATCCTGTTCAAGTTCGAATACAAAGCCTTGCTGGTTTCCTGCAACAACCGATTCATATCCGGATTCACTTATTCCTGAATCCCACGATACGTCAGTATAAGATTCCCAAGGATCGGTCATATCATTCCATGTAGTACCAGGAGATGCCAGATAATAATAACCGAAACAAGTAAATGTATCATCGAAGTAAGACCAATTTTTAGTGTCGTAATTGAAAACTAAAACCAAATCCGGATAAATGCCCATAGGATTTGTGTTGCTGGGAAAAGTCCAAAAGTTTAAACGCGTTCTAAATGTCCTAATTCCATAGACACGCTGTAAACCTTGATTGACTTGACGTATTTTAAATATATCTTCTGGTATTTTCTCATCAAAACGAATTGTATCATTGCCATCGCTAATGACTATTCCCCTATTTCCAATAGCCATTAAACCTTTATCGAATGCAATGGTGCTAAAAGTACAATCAGAACCAAATTCGATATTGACACGTTCCCAAACGAAAGGATTCTGTGAATTATTAACAAATCGAAGGCGCCAAGTGCTTCTTTCAAAATAGACAACAAGAATATCTCTGATAAAATCAGCTGCAACAATGACTTCATTCGTAGGAGCATCATTAGCTCCTCCCCTTCCAAATATATCATCCCTTGCAGCTTTAGGATCAAAAGTCTGTAAAGCCGGGACTGTTGGAACTGGAGGAGAATAATAGGGTGTGCCTATTTGAGTCCATCTTGCTCTATTTCCAAAATTGAAAACGCCTGCCTCATTTCCTTCCCAAGTATTTAAAAATACAAGATAGCCTCGATATGCAAAGATAAGAAGGGCTGCTGCTAATGCATTATTTGGATCGATTGGAGGATTATAATTGACCCAGGAATTTCCTACGCCATTATTGACATTGGCATAATAGCGAATACCATCTTGTCCAGCAATCGAGACGATATTATTTAATGCAATACCACCAGATGCATAAGCATTATATAAAGCTCCATTCAAAGGTATTGTGAATGTATTTGCTCCAGTCACTGTAATCTGAAAGACCTGTCCATTTAAAATGGGTGTCGTATTCGCTATTGGAGTATATCCTGAAACATTAATGATCGTTACAAACTGCCCTGTTGTAAATCCATGTGGAACCGTTGTTGTGACCTGTGCAGGATTTCCATTATCAATATTGAAGATAGCTCTCCCATGCAACCCAGGTTTTGAATTTGTGGCCCAAAAAGCTTCCGCATAATTTGTTGTGAAGAAAAATTGGGAATCTGTGCCGCTCCATGTTACTGGCATTGTTGAAGGAAGCGTATTGAATACCGTTCCTGTAAAAAAATAGGCTGTTGTTGTATCAAATCCTATTAGCTGCTGCTGACCTATTCCAAAAAGTTCTCGTGTTCGCAATCCCATGACAGGATTGCCAGGAAATGTTACGCCATCCGGACTAAGTCTACCTAATAAAGTATATCCCGAACGCCTAACAACACGACCACGATATTGATAAGCATTTGTCAAGGTCTCAAAAGCATCTTCTGGAATAGCATAAGGTTTTACTTCCTTGCGTAAACCTTCTTTAATAGGCCCAATCATGAAATTGTGTGTTGTCATGCTGAAGCTATTGCCATCCACGTGAAAGTAAAGATACCTGTAGCTAATGCCGATGAAATTACAAAAGTGCTATTCGATGTTATTCTTGTTTGTACATCGAATGGAGCAGGTGCTGATCCGCCAGTTAAATTGTTAGAATTTGCAATAGCCATAAGTATTTTTGTAGGAGCCGGCGAAAGTGTCACTGTTCCTAATGCACTCACTGTGCCAAAGTAAAACAAATAGCCACCTGGTAAAAAGCTTTGAAATACAGGGCCAGCAACATTAACTTGATTATAGGTCAATTGCATGGGCGCATTAATGGCATTTGTTGGATCTAGTTCAGTAGGCAAGAATTTAGGAATTTGCAAAAAAATCTGAGGTTGCGTTCCTAAATTTGAAGTTGCATTTTTGCAATATATGACATCTAAATCTTGAGTTACTCCAGGATCAACCGATTGATTATTCAATACAACCGCTTCATGATCGCCTTGATTCGTCAAATTGAAGCCTGTATGATTTATAGCCAAAATAGAGGCAAATTGAGCAAAGTTTGTTCTCACCTGCGTAACTTGATCTTTTGGAGACTGAAGGCCATTAGGTGAAGTTGGATCGTATGTCATAAGTTCACCATCACGCAATAAAAGAACTGAGTTGGAAATGAAGCAGGAATTAAATTAGAGGTGAATAGATTGATTGTTTTGTATATTCCATCCGCATCAGGCTGTTGTATTGATACATATGGGGGATAAAAAGGATTAGTACCAGAAGCAATAGGACAAAAATTCATTGATATGATGTTTTTTGCAACAGCAGGCAGAAGATTGAAGGCAACTGATGCAGTTACAGAAGTAAATTTTACTGTAATCATTCCAAAATAAACTAAAATATTTCCAGGAAGAAACGTAAAAAACTGAGTCGGATTATTAATTGGTTGTAAAGTATATAATTGGTAATTACTAAACTGAAAAGGAGTCTGATTTCCTTGATATTGCATAAAAAGTTGATCAGTTTGACCCGAAACTGTATTCGCATAAAGCGATATTTCACCTAAATCAGTTTGAAATTGCGAAGTCTGATCTAAAAGTTGAACAACAGTATGGTTTCCAGCCCCTGAAATAGCATCTAATGGAACATGATTTTTTAAGAAAGCTTGATATAAAGTTGAAAAGTTGTTTAGAAAATCACTTTGATTTTTACCAATGGAATCACTTGGGCCCGAAGGAATATTTGGATTGTATACAGGAGGAAGAATTGTCATCTATTGTCCTATCGCTATATAGTAAACATCAAACTTAACTGTTGCTCCACCAGATTTGTTTGTTATTGTAAATTGAGATCCGGTTATGCTAGTAGGAATTGAATATCCGCTAATAGTGCTTGATGCTGTTAAATTTGCCGTAGTTAACCCAACATAGAGCAATGTTGTCGTTGGACTCAAAACAACCACTTGCCCATTAGTTGCTGGTGATATTTTTCCTCCATAAATCACGAATGGTCCTGCAACAAATGAATATTCACTGGTAGGAGTTGATGTGCTTATTGATTTATAGGTAAGCTGAATAGGCGTTTGATTGCTATTAGGCCTAAAAAACATAGCAGGAATGCCAGCCACTAGTTTATTATATAAAGCTGTCTGAGTCGCTGATGTCGTAGGATCTAAAGCTTGAGGACGCATTGTTAGAACGCGATGCATACCTTGAAATTCATCTCCATCCGTTAAGGCTGAATGATTAGCTGCAAAAGCCTTGGCAATAGCTTGATAATTAGCGCGAATTTGATATTGAGAAATAAGACGTTGATCTGTTCCTTGTGGAATTGTGGAATTATAACTCATTCACTAACCTGTATTTCCTGAATATTCGGTACCCATGAACCAAGTAGCAAGTGGTCTTCCTGGCTGGCTAAATATTGTCGAAGCACGCTGACTGCTTAACTGCCTCAAAGTTCTTCTTTGGGCAAGTTCAAGCTGTTCCTGAAAGATTGGCATGACATATGCCATTCCCTCTTCATCAGGAAAATCAGTGTAAATAAGCTTTGCAGCTCCCGAACAAATGAAAAGATACCATTCATTCAGTTGTGGCCCACTATTATCTAAAAGCATTTGCAAAGGCTGCTGACTAATCTGAAACTCAACCTGATAAACCTGCATAGGACAGGGACGAAAGATAATTTGCTGATTATAGAAAAGCACATCCGTTGGCCTTGAAGCTTGATAAGGAACTACTGCTGCATATATCGTCGCTGACGCTGGTATGACGGTAGAGTTTGCGGGTATAAAAGAATAAGCGCCCGTGATATAATTTACCGTCCCTACATTATTATTCTGCGCATCAAAAAGATTTCCGACATCAGAATTTGGCTGTGGAACATCAGTAATGGCATAATTGAATCCAGAGGTCACATCACCAGAACTATCATAAGCAGAAATAATCACCATCGGCTCGGTAACATTGCCAAATATATCTAATTGTGCCCGATAAAATGGTGTGGAAGGAATAGTTCCAGTATATGCCACATTTGCAGCTTTACCACCTGTATTTATTATTTGATTAACCGATAAATTAGGCCATCGATTATAGAAAGTCATTTTATCTTGAGAATATCTTAATATATATCCCTGACAATATACTGGAGGACTAATTTGTATATTTCCTGGAGACACTTTTTCAGTCTGCCCTGCCTCATTGACAGGATTAGCCTCATAGATAAATTGATAAGTATCTACGTTAGGAACCGTATTGAAAACATATGGCTTCGTTAATTTCATATTCTTGAAGTGCAAAGGAAGCATCAACGTCATGAATAGATTCAAATATTGATCAATTTGGCTGTCTTGCATCTGCGTAGATGTATATCTAGCAGTCATCTTGCGCGTTGTTGTACGCATAAAATCTAGTGTTATTGTCATAATGCAAGACCTCCGTTATATATCGATCCCTCAAACGAATCTTGATTGCCATATGGAAGTGGAAGAGGTGATAAATATGGCCCTGAAGAGTTCGGTATTACACTAGGCGGAGTATAAGCCGAAGGCAACGGACTTGGGTAGGAAAATGTAGAAAAATTAGTTGAATCTATGTCTATTGACAATGTGTTTAATGTCAACCCGACAATTTGACCATCTAACCCATTTAATTCCTGCATCCCAAATTGTGTTGGAATCAAGAATCGAACCATCATTCCAATAACATAATTATGATCATTTAAGGTGACAACAATCAAAGGAAAATCATTTGTGATCGCTGTTATTGTTTGCGTGATTAAATTCTGTTTAACCTGAACCTGTGCATAACCCGGGTAATAGATGACAGCAGTCATTGAATTCCTATGTAAAACAGCTTTACATTAACCAAAAGACACTGGAACGAACGCATACTTCTTATTGCTTGTATCTACTTCATGAATAACACTTTGTGGTCTATTTGGATCCATATCACCAGATTTTTGAGTAAAGACAGGTGTATGATAATGCTCATTTATCTGATCTACAAAACCACGAGGAATTGTATAAGTTTTCCCATCTTCAAAGTTATACCATTTGACAGGATCATCAACATATTTGATATAAGCTAATTTTGCAGGCTGTCCAGGCGCACGACGGTTAATAAATTTCCCTGTTACTTTTATATTATCGTAAGCTTTTTGCTTTTCTATGATTTCTTGTTTTGATCTTTTTTCATTTGTCATATTGACTTGATTATCAACGAAGCTTTGTTCAGATGCAGTCAAATCCCTTCCGGCATTAGCCTGCAATTCTTTTTTCTTTTCTTCAATTTCTCGACGTGTATTTTCAAGTTCTACTCTTGCTTGGTCAATCTCAGTTTGAAGACCTTCCAAAACTGCTTCTTCAGTCATATGTACCTCTGGTTTTATCTCTTCCACTTGTAAACTATTTATTTTTTTTTGTCTTGCCATATTGCACCAGGATTAAATTAAAAAATAATGCAAGAGGATTTTAACCCTCTTGCAATAAAACACCTTATGGGAATGTTTGGAGGCTTGTTACAGCTTCCCACATCCAGGCATCTACAGTACTTCCGATAATGCCGCCAGTTGTAGCACTATTCGTGCCATCTCCAGCGCCTATAAGAATACCATTAGCACCTTGGTTTTGACGTGCAAATCCCAAGATATCTTGGTTTCCATATGGCAAAGGACTTGGAACAATGTTATTCAGGTTGTTTAGATTTCCTTCACCTTGAGGAATCAAGTAAGGGAAACTAGTTGGGAAAAATCCAGTTCCAGGAAACGCAAAAGCTGTGAAATTGGTGCTATCGACATTGGCAAACGTTAAAGTTTGTGTGCCTACAGCATTATTTACAGCTGATACAGTCGCTTGGAAAGGAAGCCCACTATTAGGTGTATTAAGTTGTTGCATTCCAAATTGTGTTGGAATTGCAAATCTTACAACGTCCCCAACCTGATAGTTTTGTTGAACCAATGTCGTTACAACCATTGGATTTGCTTTTGTAATTGCAGCAATTACTCTAACTTCAGGATAGTACAAAGCTCTCATTGGCAAATTTACATTACCAACTTTTTGTACAACACCAACAGAAGTCAAAGAATTAGATGAATTAAGCAAAGTTGTGAAGGTAGTTGTCGATCCGACTGCTGTAACAGTCATTGACAAACCACCTAATTCAGGAGCTGATGTAAGAGATGTGACTCTTACTATATCACCTACAAGAAAACCATGTGGTGTATTTGTCGTCCATACTGTAGTTGTTCCAGGAACGAAACTATTTACTACAACGGAAGGGCCAGGCAATTGCGTTGAGGCATTAATGACAGTAAAGCCGTTAATTGCAGCAACACCATTGTTTAATGGAGCCAAAATACCCACAACAGTACCATTCTGTCTAATCATCGCTGTGCCATTAGACATATAATTAGGATTAAAGATTGCTTCAACAATCCGAGTGGATGTCAAAGAACCGCTAACGCCTAAAGCTGTCACGCCGGACATTGTCAAATTCCAAAGCCTGAAAAGATCAATCTTTTGAGACAAAGGAATAAACTTTGGTGTAGATGCTACGTTAACAAAAGCACCAGTAGTAATTTGTGTCATATATTACTCCTTATAGTGCTACTGCAAGAGTGCAGCGTAGGTTTACAATCCAAGAAGTATTCGTGATATTGAATACTTGTGCCATTTTCCAACCTGCTGTTTGATAAAGTCTCAAACGAGGGGAAGCAATCTCTGGCGGCGCATAGATAAACTGTGCTGAATATCCATCCAAATCCACCATGTCATAACTTTCTTGCCCTGGAAGGAAGATGTTATAGACATCTTGTCCCAAAGCAGAAGCTAATGCACTGATCGAACCTACTGAAGAAAGCAAGAAACGAATGTTTCTAACTGTTCCCCATTCAGATTGAAGAAGATTCGCAGTATTGGAATATTGCGAAACGTTCTGGAAACCCACCATTTGGTCTAGGTCTGCGCTCAAATTAGTATGAGTCAAACCAAAGAAGCAGGTTCTGACTGGTGCTGTACCAAAACGCAGCTCACCTTCAATCAAATCCATGATGAACTGTGCATTAGCAGTACGCAAGAGCCGTACAGCCTTTGAGCAATCCAATGGAGTGATATTGGTCGGGTTGTCTCCATTTGTTCCAGAAGTACAATTTATGGGGGGAGCACCGCCCTCCATCATGCTACGAGCCAGTTGGTCTTCTGTTTCACGAAGAGATTGGCCTAATGTGCTCACAGCACTATTGAGGACAGGATCTTCGTTAATGAGCATACAATTTGTTACTCTACACAATTGTGTAGGGACATATCATTTCTGTATGTCTCTGCAATTTTATATATATTTGCAGATCGGACTATCGCTTCACCTTTCGGTGCCTACCCGCTTTAGTCTCTCACGGTGCTTTCGCTTCCGCCTTGTCACCTTTTTCTTCAATAAACGCAAAATAATTCAATAAAACATCGATCATTTGAGTCAAAATTTCAGGGGGTAGTATCGAAGAAGGATACTTTTCTCTAATCATTTTATATATTGTTTTTGCATCTTTTACATTCATAAAGGTTTCCAAGTCAATTAGGGCTGGTTTATAGCAGGCTAAGTTAATCAAAACCTGCTCTTGCAGTATTATGTAAGTACCATCATTTACTTACGCTACAAGACGATTGGCATGGTCAAACCAATCTATTCTAGCATCAATATCCAGAGCAGTTAATTGCTGAGCTGGAGGATCTACGATACCGTTTCCGAGCGGTACAGGTGCAGTCAATAGATTTTGATATCTACGACGCCTTAGGATGTCCCCTGCTTGCTGATCCATAGTAATAGGATAACCCATTGTAGTATGAATCAAGTCTGGCATAGGACGTGCAAGTAGCTTCATCGAAAGCTGTTGTTGAACAGCAGGAGGAAGAATACTTGTAGTTGTTGGGCCTGACATGTCTAATCTCCATGATTAGACGAAAGACTATCGGCGAGAAGCTGCTAGAGTTTCTTTCCAAAGAGCTGCCTTTTGCTCTTTAGACATGCGAGAATTAGAAACTTGAGCCGCAACAGATACAGCTTCGGAGCGAATTCCCATGCTGCCAGTTTTTGGCCTCATTTCCTTTTCATCCACTAATTTTTGTTCCTGAGAGACTTTTTTAGGCGCTTTTATTGCTAAATCAGATTGATAAGCAGCGCTCTTTTTAATCAGGTTATAGACCTTTCTCAAAGGATTTTTAGCAGTTTCAACAGCCTCACGATTGTCTTCGTCGTTTTTAATATATTTTTCAATATTTTCGGCCGTGACGACGTCTTTAAAGTCAGGATGTTCAACTGCAAATTCTAAGGCTTGAATTTTGATTTCTTTTTCAGTCAACTTTTGCTCATAGCTAGATAGTTTTTTGTCTATCTTTCCAAAAGCTTTAACGAGTTTTTTTCCATCTGGAAATTCTTCGTTTTCAAGCTGCCTAAAATCATAATCATCTTCTTGAAACGGCTGTGCAACCTGTTGAGACTTCAACTGGTTTTGCATCAATTCAAGCTCTTTCTTTGCCTGCCATGCCTGACGCTCAGCGTCCTCTTTGGCTCGACGAAGCTCTGCAAAACTTTCTTGCGGAGACTTCTTTTCATGGGTTTCTACAGCCTGATCGACCACCTCAGGTGCTTGGGTCTTTTCTGTTTCTTCCATTTCTTTCCTTTGAGATTGGCGAGATCTCGATTGCGCCTAAATAACTGGACAGCAAATCGTCATTTGCTTTAGTATTTATATATTTAAATATTTAATTTGATGCAAGAGGATTGGGTAAATTCAAATGATAAATGATGACTATGATATTGATTTTTTGATAGAAACCTTCACTATTCACGCAGAAAAATCTAGAAATGAATTTTTAAAAGATCAAAAGAAATTTCCTGATGCTGATCATTTTGAAGATAAAAACTATTTCAACATAGCAAAGGCCTTATTAATAATTTGCCAGGAAATAAAGGAGTTAAAATCTAAATAATTTTATTTCCGACTAAATAGTCATCTAACTTTTCGATCTTATCACCGACATATTTTCGAAGCATTCTGACATAATCGGCATCGAATTCATTAGGATTTGCGAGGATGTACGTAACAACCTCTTTCTTTGGTATGCACCATTCAAAAGTAACTTTGCCTCCATCTTCGACAGACCAAAGATAATGGTCATGGCCTTGATAAGGACTTGGACGAGTTCTTCGACATTGAGGATAGATATGAAGAGAATTTTGAGCATATGGGTCTTTTTGGAGCCATATATGAATATAGTATTTTCCTTTCACCCCTTTGTCATAGTTAGCTTGTACCGCTTCTTCTATTATTGTCTGAAAACGCTTTAATAAAGGTTGTAACGTTTCGCCTACCTCTTGTCGATCTGTCAGCGCTCGAGCTTCGAGCATCAATTGGCCGTAGGTTTTTTCAGATCCTTGTACCATTATCTCACCATTTTAGCGCCGCCGAGATACAAAGATCGATTATTATGAGATGATCCTTGCGCGGGATTTTTGGTATAACCAACCATTGGCTTACGAAGTTTAGGAAGACCTTTAATCTTCGGTGGAATCATTGTCATATTTTACCTCTATTTCAGCTGCCTTCATTGCGATATCAAAAATATCTTCTAAATCTAATCCTAAATCTGAAAGTTCTTGAAATTGCTCTTCTGCAGTTATTTCATGATTTAGACATATTTCTAAAGCTGTTTTCATGTTTATCTCCGATTATGTCATTCATTATAAATAGCTTAGATATTTTTCGCAATAGATTTTTCATCCGCTATGAGTTTTCATATGTAAATAGGCTTTTTTTCTAGATTCTTCTACTTCTTTTTTCGTTGTTCCGCCAGGCTGTCCGAGTCGATTCATTTTATCTATATATTCATAATATGCTTGTTGTTGAGGTGTTCTCTTAGATTTAGCTTTTTCTAAAGACTTAAGATGTTTTTCATAATCCTTTTTTTCTTTTTCCGATGCTTTTTTTATTTTTCTTTGTTGCACTTCAGGGTTTAATTTTTTAACCATGATTAACCACCATACATTTTCATATGTTTATGCGCTGCAGCAAGATCTTCTTTTGAATGCTTCATTGAGTGATGCTTTTTCTTTTTTTTATGATGTTTTTTCATTTCTTCCATCATATTTGCTGCTTGTTTCTTCATGTTCCATTCTCCTTTTGCTTTTTAGCTTGTGGGCTATATGAACTTGTTAATGGCAATGGTGGCTTACCTGTGTTTCTATAGCGAGGTTGCTCTGTACTTAATTCAGAGTTTTTAGGCACATAAGGCTTTTTAGCCTCTGGAATAATCTTGATTCTTGACATATTTTATCCTTTGTTACGTCCTAGGTTAATTTAATCAAGGAATAACCTAGGCGAAACCTTGCCTTGTTTAGGAGATCAAACCTAAATTTATAGCTGCATCTGGCTGCCGATAAGCGAGCTGCATTTATAGGTCAGCTTCTGGCCTTTTTTAAGGGCAAATTACTTATTAGCCATCTTTTCGCGAGTATATGGCTTATGCGCAAGAGATTTGTCATCGTGATGATCAATCTTTTTTCTTACTTGCTCATAGCTATTGCTAGCACCAGCTGGTGGTTTTGGATCTACATTCTCTTTAATAGGAAGATAATGTGCTCCAGTATTGCCTTTTTTTTCAGGCCCACCCATAGAGGTGTTTTTATGACTGTGTCCCATTTGACACTCCTTGTTTGTTTAATTCTTTATCTTTATTGTTAGAAATATTTTTAATCAACGTAAATATTTTAACAAAGTCATCGACACCCATCGATTCGACCTCTTTTGCAGCTTTTACAGCGTTATAAGTAGCAGCAGCTTTCTCATGTTCTGCTTTCTCGAAAGCTGTCTTAATTTGGAATTGTTCTAACTCCCCTTTTCTAACTCTTTCTTCAGCAAGTGCTCGATCACTCATTGCTTTTGATTGAAGAGATTCATTTACTATGCGCTGATTTTCCATTTGCAATTGAGCCATTTGCTCTTGTTGTTGCTGTTGTGCTTGTTGCTGCTGTTGTATTGATTCAATAAGCTTATCTTTATCTTGCAAAGTAACATCTGCAAGAAGCTGTTCGACAGGTATTGGTAGACCATCTTTCCACAAGGTATATTTTTGCGCGAATGCAAGCTGTTTTGTTGTATCTGTCAATTGCGCATTGGCTATTACAGCATCATATTTTTGGAATGATTTATCTCTAAATTCGTTTGTAGGATCTTCTTGAATCATCCTTCTGATCTTTCCTTCGGTATAATTCTTCTGAATAAGAGCCCAATGCAAGCGCCCTGCGTTGCGTTGAGAAAGGTTAAGGTTGTCGAATAACTCTTGTAAAGTCGTGAGCGCGGCACCTTGGCGTAACTGTTCTGTAATTCCGACATCTGAATCTTCGGCTTGTCCCAAGAGCTCTGGCGTAACCCCTGCATTAGATTGAATATCCTCTTTTAAGAATTGAGTCGCTTGATAGTTTGCAGGATTAATATTAGCTCCAGGCTTATCAACCAAAGCTTGCAATCTACCTTTCTTAAAAAATCTTACTTTTCCAGGCCCTACTTTGAAGGCATCATCATCGCTGATTAGAGCATCTTCTTCGACATCAACTCCAGAAAATTGAGCAGCTAATAGATCGAGCTCTAATTGCTTGCGGTAGTTGTAAAGGTATTGGCTATCTCTAATATTTCTTATGATCCCCTGATATCGGAATGCATAATTATTGTTAGCAAGATCGTGATAGCCAACAAAAGGGGTAAACGGATAACAATCGATTCCGAGCGGGTTAGGGCCATTGTAGAAGCAAGTATTATTAACAATAATTGCAAGATGTACCGTTGGTATTTTCTCACGCACCACCACTATGTCAGGATATCTATTCTTTAAATTTGCTAAATCTTCTTTATCGAACTCGACTTCTACACTTTCATATGTGTTCGGGTCGACAATGAATGTTCCCATTCTTTCACACATATACCAATATTCATCATAAGCTAAAAATCCTTTACGCCTGATATTATATTGTTGGGGCATAAATGTGAATTTTGTATCAAAATACGCTTGGTCATTGAGAAGATCAATATCTTTTTCCCTGCCAGGAATAAGCTGTTTGACCTGTTCTTTATGAAGATATTTTCTTGTTCGAATAAATTGGCAATCGGAAAGATCCATTTGGCGCCAAAAAGCATCCATCATAAGCATATCAGCGCTTAAGCATTCAGTTCTTAAATCTCCGCATATTGGATCTTTTCGATAATCTATCCAAGAATGCATTAAAGATAATCCTGTTATTCCTGCTGCCTCTTTAAAGCATGAGCTAACAGTATTATAGGTATCATCAATATAATAGGCAGATTGAATAGCTTTTGTGGCCTGTGAAGCTGTTTTATCACTGGCTCCATGAACAGGCATTATTTGCGTAGCTTTTCTATATTGCCTTTGACGACCGCATACCATGTTGACAACAGGCATCGAATTATTGAAAATAAACTTCTGATGTTCATAACTCAACCCTGAATAAAGATTAAGATATCTTTGATCTCCAAGATATACTTTACGATCTATAAGTTGTTCATAGAAGAAAAGCTGCCAAGCTGATAGATTCATTAGATATCTTTCATCAGCTTCATGAACAATTTGATTGTCACCATCTTTGTAAAAAGATTGGTAGATATTCGGAACTACTTGAGACCTTTCGAGCATTCCTGAATTCATTATCTACCTATAAATGGAGTTTGGGGGCCGAGTCGAGGGCCAGCTTTTGGGCCATATCCTGCTCTATTTTTTATCTGCTGTAGTTTTTCTGGACTCATAGAGTTAATAGATGTTCCAAATGATTTAATTCCCATGCATGCATATCTCATCGAATCTGCGCCATGTGACCATTGATCATGGCATGGTGTGTCATAATAAACTTTTAATATATCATTATACTTTTTTCTATAAAAATCTAAACATTTAATACCTTGACGACATTCATTTTGATCGAAAACAAAAGATGGAAAGAGGGATCTAACGGCATTAATTCCTTCATCAATAGGTAATTTTTCTAATACATCGACATCGTAACCAAGTTTTCTAGCAGCTTCTACACGAGTTATACCAGCGATGAATTCTTCATTTTTCATGTCATGAGGAACAAAATGACGACCCCAGCTAATATCATTCTTTCTTTTCCAGTTATCTAAATAGCGGCAATAATGTTCGATATTCTCGCCATGATTTTCATAGTAATGAAGGAAATTATATTTACCATTTTCTAAGGCTTGGAATATCCAAATAGCTGTGCTATCTCCAATTCCAATGTCCCATGCTGTATAACATGGTAAACAAGAGTTAACATTAAGATCTGTTATCCTGCCTTCGTCTCTGCATTTCTGTATTTGTTTGCCATAATAAGAGCCCTCTGCTCCTCGAGTAAAAGAGCAATAGTATTCTTGTTGGATAAAATCTTCTGGAACACCTTCTCGTCGGAGGTTTTCAATATGTTCTTTAGAAACTGTGTGTGTATCTTCGATTGTAAGGAAGCTTGTGAAATAATCTTCTGGTTTTGTCTTAGCATAGTTATAAAGTTGATAGAAATGGTTTTGACCGTTTGGAGTGCTTAGGAATACAGCAATTCCATTATTTTGCGTTATACGAGGTTCAATTGTTTGCCATGACATGGGATCCATGAATGCGTATTCAGATAGGATAATGCCAGTAGGATTCATACCACGAGCACGTTGAGCGTTTTTACCATCCACACCCATAACACAATAGATAGAGCCAGTCTTAAGCTTAATCATCATTTCGGAGCTATTCTTTGATTCGATCAAGACATCGGGAAAGTGATCAAGATAGGCCATTGACTCGCCTTCATCAGTTTGATGAACGCTATTCCAGATAGCTCTTTTTCCTTGGGAATAGTTAGGAAAACAATGAAGGTAAACACCTGGTTTTTCAGTCATAAGTTCAATGAGAGAATTAAGAAACATAAGATCTTTGCCACATCCACGATGCCAACAGCATACTAAACGCTTGACACCATTGCGTATTGCACGCCATGCAGCATCTTGATAGGGACGGCATCTGAATTTATGGGGTACCGTCACTTGTAGCGTGTTCATGTTTTATGGTAATGCTAGATATAGAATCTATTTTCTCTTTTTGATCAAGTCTTGTTTTGCCAAGCCAAATTAAAAGTGTATTATCTCCCTTATCAGTAATGCCTAAAGCTTTAGCATATTGATGAGCTCTTAATATAGATTCACCTTTAGATCTCTTTTCTGATAAATACTCAGTAAAACTCATGTTATATTGTTCTTCTACTCTTCTATAAAATGTAGTTGGATGCATACTAAAATATGCTGCTATTTCTGTTCCCATACAACCGGCAACCATAAGATCGTCAACTTTTTTCCAATCTATGGGAATTTCAGGTCGTGACATATTCACCATTACGTTTGATAATAAATTCTTTATTATTCTTTACCATGTATTTACGCCAGCGGTCAACAATGATATCGCAATAAGCGGGACTTAGTTCAATTCCGTAGCATATACGTCCAAGTTGTTCTGCTGCTATTAGCGTTGTTCCTGAGCCTAAGAATGGGTCGTAGACGCCTTCTCCTTTTGCTGTGTTGTTGCGGATAGGACGTGCCATGCATTCGATAGGTTTTTGAGTTCCGTGTCCTGTTCTCATATCTTGATCTCTGTTTCCACCCATAGCACTCATTGAAGCTATTTCCCAAACTGTAGACTGATCTCTTGCCCCCTGCCAGTTATGATTTGATCCTTTTTTCACGGCATATAAACAAGATTCATGCTGCCAATGATAATCGCCACGAGAAAGCGCAAAGTGTTGTTTAATCCATATGATTTGACTTATCAATTGGTAATTATTTTCTTTTAAAGAATTTTCGACTTCTGAATGGAAAAGAGAAGCGTACCAAACGTACGCAATCGATCCGGGAAACAAATACCAAGCTAACGACCAATTGATTTTGTCATCATTCTGGACTTTCCCTTTTGATTTTACAGAAACTCTTATTCCATCAGTTCCGATATTTGATGGATCTCTCCAGTTTGGATCATATTCAACTCCATAAGGCGGATCGGTCACCATTAGAATAGGTTCAGCACCACTTAAGCATTTGTTGACGTATTCAGGAAGTGTGCTATCACCGCATACGAGTCTATGATTGTTGAGTTCGTAGACATCTCCCAGCTTTGTAATTGCATCTTCATCTTTGCAAGGTTCTAGGACTTCTGAGCAATCTTCTTCGACTTCTTGCGAGTCTATTTTGGTTATGTTTTCGAAATCGTAATCATGCATACCGAGGTCGATTAGCTCATCTAAGCTATACTCTTGTAATAGAATTTCTTGATCAAATTCACCATGATGGATGTTGTCTAAGACTATACGTTTCTTCATAATATCTTCTGGCACATCTTTTGAGACAATACAAGGAGCTTCTTTTAAGCCTATCTTTTTGGCTGCTTTGGCGCGTTGGTTGCCTGCGTAGATAGTTAGCTTATCATTGGCATCGTTGACTAGACATGGACGCATAGCGAAGAAATCGGGGTCTGTTTCGATATTATGGCAAAGCTTTTCGAATTGAGGCTTGTCAATTTTACGAGGGTTTTTATCGTAGAATTTGAGTTTGGAAAGAGGGAGATAAACAATATTCAATCTTAATACTCATGAGCAGATTTGATGCGTTTTTTTAAGTCTTTAGAAGCAGATTTTGCTTCTTTTTCTTCTATTTTTTCATGTTTCTTTTTGATGCCTTTGGCGTATTTGGCTTCGGATTGGTAGTGTTTAGCGTCTTTATCGAGAGCTTTTGCAGCTTTTTTCATAATTTTAGCGTGACTCATATGATGACCTTATGTTATATTTTCAGGATCGATTTTTGAGAGGAATTTGTCAAGGAAATTATTTGAAATGAGATCTTTGATTAGTCTAGCGATCGGTTATTTCTTTGGGGTTGTGTGGTCATATTTTTATCTTAAAACAGATTGGTTCAAATGATCCAAGTACAATTAGACTTTTTTAAGACAGCGCAAGAATGTGAGATTGATGCGCTACGTATTGCGTTGGAAAAGACGACTAAGACATTAGAAAAAGTGAGAAAAGGTACATACGCTGAGATAAATGCATTAAAGAAAAGAGTTTTAGAATTAGAGGAAAGGTTAGCGATAATCGAAAGGAATATATGTAATGGAAAGTGAAGAAAATAAAAGTGTTAAAGATCTTTTGATGGATTTGTTTTTAGCAAATGGTATTAAACCACCGGAGGCATTTGCAGGAATGTTTCATTTGATAATTGAACAAGCGATTAAAGGTAAAAATAAGCCTGGGAAAAAATTAATGATGCAAATGTTTTCTGATGCGTGGGATGAATATGAAAGAATTAAAAAGGAAAAAGATGAAAAGTGAAAAAAAATCCACAGAGAAAATCGCTAAAATCAGCATGTTGATTAATGAATTATATCAAACGAATAGGATTAATGTAGAAGATGGGATAAACGCTTTAATTTTTACATTAGTTACGTTAGCAAAGATTGAAGAAATTGATAAAGATGATATAAATAAAGTTTTTGAATCTGTATGGGATGAGTTAGATCCAATATACAAAGACTGGAGAGGTAAAATAGACGATCCTGCTTTAAGGTAGCAGGAGACCTTTTAACCTTAAGGAAGAGCTTTAAGACATTCAATATTAATAGAAGCGATGGTGATAGGGAATACGCTTCCACCAATATTTGGATTGAGAACAACGCTACTTACACTTGTATTTCTAAGTCTTAACATTGAATTTGCTTGTACTTCCATGATAACTTCTCCAGTGCTATGTGCTGCGTCATCATTAGGGCTTGATGTATATCCGGAATAGATAGAGCCAGGAACAAGCACACCATTCAACCAGAAACCGAAGGACCACGATGGAACAGGTTGTGGAACTGGAGGTGCTATGCGAGCCTGAAGCTGCCAGCTCATATGATAAATACCATGCTGAAGAAACTTGATATCGCCGGTAATATTTGCTTGTGAAATATCAAAATCAGTAAGCGCTGAATTTTGATTAACTTGATTAAACAAGACTTGGTCTCCAACTGCTGCAGCATTAAATGCCTGAATTGTTTCTGGGACTGATGCAAAGACATTCAAATATCTAGCACATCCAGAAGTAGAAGGGGAGGAGCTGCCAGCAGGCCCTTGTAAACCTTGAGGACCTTGCATGCCGTTTTGTCCGGGAATCCCTTGAGGGCCAGGAACGCCTTGAAGACCTTGAGGTCCTTGGAGACCTGGAACACCTTGAGGACCTTGAACACAACAGCAGCAATTAGAGTCCATAGAATCTTTACACATATTTACATCCTTGTAATGCCGAAAGTCGGCGATTTCTCTTTAACACAAAAGATGATTTAAACGAATATTTCGATACGGATATGTTGGATTTTTCCTTTTTCTTGGGCATATAACCAAGATATGCGTGGATCGTCGTCATATCGGCCGGCGCCTTTATGGTAACGATCGAGCCCGGATTCATAGGGATAAATGATGCATTCGGCTAATTGATCACGAATCCACTTGAAAGCCATTTGGAGATTATCAGAATCTAGCAATCGTGGGCTTATTCTGCTAAGCTTTACTATACAGGGTAGAGTGATTATCTTATCGTTGAACTCGGCTTTGATGGCCCACTTTTGGGCTGTATGTCTTTTGCCTTTCTTTAGCCAATGTTCCCTTGAATTCGCTTCGCTAACAGTTAGGATGTCAAGCTCGCATGCGTAGAATTTATTCATTTTCTAGATCAAATTTGGGCTTGAACTCGAACCAGTATCTTCTTGTAATAAGTCCTTGTCGCAAGTGAGGCTCTTGCTCTACGAGACAAATATCGTCCAAGGAAAAATCCTTTCCAAGATGTGCAAGATTTGCAGCATAAGCCTTAGAGAAGTCATCCAATATTTTATAGCGCTGCTCTCTAATTTGACGAGTATAATTTTCCACTAATTGCTCCAAACTTTTATCATTTGGCATCTTTAAGAGTTTCCTTTTGTTTGTAGAATCGAATTGGAGGCCATTTATTTGGCTCAGGTTGCGTCATTTTGGTTTATTGGTGGCTTGGGTTGTTTTTGCCTGTCTTTGACTTTCTTGGGTCGTTTTACGAATTCTTTCCTTATCTTTATAGATTAACGAACACATTTCTTTGAAAGTTTCATTAACTTCTTTCATAAATTTATTATAAGGCTGATGCATGTTTATTGGATTGCAATAATTCCCATTATCAGGGCTTTTATAACTAAAGTTCAAGGTTATCTTGGTTAATGAAATCATTAGTTCAATGGGGCCTTGATGTGGAGCATGTGCCCAATCTTTTGCAAGCTGATAGTTTTTCAAAAAGTCATCATGCGGGCCTTTTTTATGCTCTCCGTTTCCGTCTGAGTCGTTCCATCTTATATTAATCATTTAATACACCTCCAAAAAGAGAGACCAAAACTTTTTGAAAGGTTTTTTCGGGAAGATTAAAAGGAATTTCTTTTGCCGTAGAACGATTCACAACAAACTTTTCATCAAATGTAAGTCCTTTAAACTTATCAGGATATTGATCTTTTAACTTAAGAGCAAATTGTCTATTTTTTCGAATTATGTCTTTTTCTGCATTGCCTTGCATTTCGAGCTCGATTCGGTCATATTGCTTGCGAAGTTTTCCTGGGGAAAGAATGTTAGTTTTCCAAAATCCATCGTTATGAATCCATTCGATCATCTGTCTAAGCCTTTCGGGACAGCGCTTATCTATTCGCAGGATTTTATCGAAGTCTTGCTCCCAATTCTTGGTGTTGAGCTTGATGTCTGGTTTTAGCTTTTTAAGTTGCTCGATGAAAAAAGAACATAACGATACCGCATCATTAGATGCGGATGCGACGGAGTCGCAAGGTTCTTTTATATTTTTTATATTTATATCACTTGTATTTATCTGTACGAACTGTGGTTCGTTATGACACGAATTGTGGTTCGTTTGGGGGTGAACTGTAGTTCGCTTCGTATTAAATTTTTTAAAATCATTAGTAATCCATATATCTCGTTTAGTTTGAAAACCGCCTCTTTCGACTTCAACGTGTATATATTCAGCATCAACTAATTGTTTTAACCATTTTTGAATACATCGCGTTGTTACCTTCTGTTTATCGGCAAAATGCTGATTTGATGCCCAACATCTACCATCTTGAGAATACATAGAGATTCGGGCATAAAGATTTTTGGCTCCTTCATCTAAGTTTTCGTCATCAAGGATATAGCTTGGGATTATTGCATAGGATGATTTTTGAGGAATTGACATAGTGAATCCTTTTGTAAAGTAATTTCTTCTTGTTGCGAAATTAAATAGGAATTCACTAAACTGAAGATAAGAAACGTCAGTCTAGTGTCTTCTAAAACCCAAGGCCGCAAACCTTGGGTTCTTTCATTTATACACTTTGCAAGAGATAAATTCCAGCTATTCGAAGTGCTCGATAAAATCATACGAGTGGACTGAAATTTTTCTTTTACAAAATTCATAATATTCTTATGTTGCGATTGTCGTAGCATTCTAGTGTTGCGACTGTCATAGCAAGTTGTTATGCTGTGATAAAGCCACAGAATCCTTACTGTGGCGGTTGTCGTTCAAATGCTCCCACGTGTTTAGCGACAATCTTCTTGTTATAATCCTTTTAGTTGAAGTTTTTCCCCGGGTGTATGGCCCGGGGTTTTTTATTATAGGGCATAATTTAAGGCGTCATGTTCCTTTCTATTCGCGCAAATTGTTGCGCATCCGTTAGCGATTTCAATGCCCGTGGGACGTGCGATGGCAAGTGTTTGGTTGATCTCGGTGCTTGTCAAGTATCCAATCTTCTCAAGGCGTTTAACAAGGCTGTTTCCGGCGCAATATGTAGGATCTACGATAATGCTTACCCCTTTCAGATAGTAGCACATGAGGTCTATGAAGAAGTCTGCGAGGAGTTCGCTTTCTTTATCCAGAAGGTTAGCTATACAATATTCGCACAAGTGATCTTTTAAACAAGTCATGCCCATACTATGTTTTCCGGTTGATTTTTGAGTTTTTTTGTGAATTTGCTTGAGAAAAATCTTTGTCGGAGGCTATTGTCATCGAATCTCAGGTGATTATTGGTTTACTCATTTGGGGTTTTGATCTTGTCGGGCGGCATTCTGCGTGGGTGCCGCTCTTTTTTTATCTTGTATATTCTAAAAATCCTTTTACGTAAAAACAAAATGTGTACACTACGGGAATGAAATCCCACAAACAGCTTCTAAGAGAACTTATCGAGTCATGGCAATCTGAGGATGGCGGTGAAGTGAAAAAAGACGAAAATCCCCTTAATACTGTCGTAGCGGTGGCCATATTAATCATTATTCTCTTGAGTTTTGCGTTCTTCGTCCTGCTTTTTTTTTAGCATCCTTGATTTATGCAATTCTCTACACGTTACTTTCTTTTTGGTCAGCTCTTCAATACGTAGGGCAACAGATAGCGGAACATCCACCATTCCATTCATAATGCACCATAAGCTTCTGTAGGATATTCCTATACGGCCAGCGAATGCTCCATATTTCAAACCATAGTTGTCAAGATATTCTTTTAGTAACATTTTTAGCATCCTGATGTTGACATAAATTGTGATATTATCATAATATAAATACGACAAGACAATAACCCAAAAGACTGATAAAGTCAAAGTAAAGGAAAGTGTTTATGAATCTTTTAGAAAAAGCACAAGTTCAGTTAGAAGAGATCGAAGTCACTTTAGAGGCTATACAGAAGCAAGAGGTTAAGTCGCTTGATGAGATAATGGAATATGTTTCTCATTGCATACAAGAAGCATATAGCATGAGAAACAATTTAAAAGAGATTGAGAGCTATTTAGATCCTTACAATCCAGATGATTACGATTATGGCGTTGCGTCTTACAGATAACAAACAAAGGTCTTAAAAATTGGCAAACGGAGAAAGTTATGACAGCGTTAACAAAAGTAGAAAACATTAACACAAGTTTAACGATTGTAAACCAGGTAGCTAACAATCGTGCAATGGCAAAAAAGCTTATGGAAACTAAGCACTATCAAAAGATAGGTGAAGATGGGATTTTTGCAATATGCATGGCAGCACAAGCAAATGGCATTGACGAGAGAAATGCTCTTAATGGAGAGATGTATTATGTCCAAGGACGAGTAGGAATGTCAGCGGAGGCTATGAATAAATATATCCGCATGGCAGGACATAGCGTGTCTTTAGTGAAGTTGGATGACAATGGATGCACTATCCGAGGTAAGAGAAAAGATACCGGCGATATTGCGGAGATTACCTTCGGTGTTGAGGACATGAGAAGCGCAGGAAAGAACTATGACAAGAACCGTAAGGATATGTTTTTTGCTAGGGCTTTGTCTAGGCTCAAGCGGATACTTTTTCCTGATATCTTAACAAAGATATACGAGAAAGGAGAATGCGAAGAAATGGCTAAGGCGGATGCTGAATTGATTGAGGCGGAAACTGAATATGTAAAACAGCTTTACATTACCGATGATCAGGCGAGTGAATTATGCCATATCTTATCTGAATGTTCGGATGCGGTGAAGGAAGCTTTTCCAAAGATCTTGAAGACTACATTTAAAGTTTCTGATTTAGATCAGCTAAAGCCTGAGAAGTTTGATGAAGTTAAGCAGATGTTGATTGTTAGAAGAGATCATCATCAAAAAGAATTGGCTAAAAATCAAGATGTTGTTGTTGAGAAAGTGAATGAAGAAACCAGTGAGGTTGCAAATGCTGACTGAAGAAGATCTAATCTACAGAAAAACAAGGATAGGAGCCAGCGACGCTGGCGCTATTATGCATGAAAATAAATGGTGTACTCCCTTAAAACTCTGGAAACAGAAAAACAAATTGATTCCTCCCGATCCCGTCACCCCAAAGATGCAAAAAGGAATTGATTTTGAACCAGAAGCAAGAGATGCTTTTATCCAGTTAACAGGAATAAAGGTTAAACCCCGCAGGATCGAGCATCCGACGATTCCTTACATGTTTGCCACATATGACGGAATAACCGATTGCGAGGGCTGTCTTGTTGAAATTAAATCAGTTTCTTTTGATTCTTCGACTTTAGCTAAAGCAAAAAATAACGAAGTTGTTTCTATGCATTATGCACAGGTGCAACATCAAATTGAAGTTCCCAAAGTAAAACCTAAAGAATCTTACTACTGGGTCTACGATTACGACAATAAAAACGGGTTTTTGGTTGAAGTTAAACCCAATCGTGCATATATTGACGAGCTTTTGAAAAAGGAAGCCGAGTTCTATAAATGTTTGATGGATTGGATTGAGCCGGAATACACCATAAAAGATTACGAACAGAGGAACGATCCAGAATGGTTAGACTGTGCAGAACGATACCAGTCAGCAAAGAAATCCTTGAGTCTTTACGAAGAAGAAGTGGAAGGCTACCGAAAAAAGCTGATAGCTTTGAGTGGTGGATCAAATTCGATGGGGGGCGGTATCACGTTGTCGAAAGGTCTGCGAAAAGGCGCGATTCCATATGCGAGCATACCAGAAGTAAAAGCGCTTGATCTTGAAAAGCACAGGAAATCACCTACGGAATACTGGAGAGTGAGTTAATGACAATAACAACGCGTGGAACAATTCATCAACACATTACCTATTCAAATGATCATGTCGGCCATGTGGACTTTTGCATTACATTTAGATTTTCACCGACTCAGCTGCATGCCAATGTCCATGTGGTGCATAGGACTCATTTAGCAGGTAACATTATTCATCAAAGAAACATTGTAAATGAATATCATCAAATTCCACTTGGAACGAATCTGAAAAGCATTTGCAAAAACATTAAGATTAATGTAATTCCATCAGAAAATGGATTTGACTACATTTTTAAATGGGCGATTTACGCTAAGCAACGGCCTCAAGGATTAGTTGAGTGAAATTGATTAAGACTTCGCTACAGGCTTATCATCTTTGTTAAGCACATCTACAGTAATATGGATGTCAGTGTCCTTTTGGAGTGCTTCTTTTTCAATTTCTATTTTGATAGCATTATCAGTCTCAATATCATCTACGGCCTTGAAAAGCCCTGGCATAACTTCTGCACATCCTGTTAGTAGCATCAAGCTTAATGTGCTGAACCATTTCATGAATATACTTGCTTTGAAACTCATTATTTGTCCTTATGTTCTTCTAGCATTTGTATTACGGCATCTATAGCAGCATTTTTAGTGTTTTTGTCTTTGAGGTATTCTTCTTCAAAAAGTTCTACTAGATCTTCTACTAGACCTGCCGCTCTACGTATACCTTCGAACGATTTTTCTTTATTAAACAATTTAAAGATGGTGTCAAACATTATTTTGCCTTTTTCTTTGATTTAGGAATGTGAGCTCCTGATTTTCTTGCCTCCGATAAGGCTATTGCTACAGCTTGTTTTCTTGATGAAACAGGTTTTTCAGATTTGCCGGAATGAAGAGTACCATGTTTGTACTCTTCCATAACAGTCGCAACTTTGCTTTTAGGATCTTTGATATGTTTTCTTTTAGCTGCGCCAGCGCCTGGTTTATCAGGATGTTTCATCGCAGCTTTTGAATGATAATGTCTTTCCATCTTTATTATTCCTCAAAAATGGCCTTTAGACTATGCTAAGGCTATTTGATGGTCATTTGCTAATGTAAAATAGCTTTACATTTGAGTATTCAAAATATGACTTGATAGATTTAACCGAAAGGATTTTCCGTGGAAAATAATCAGACAGAGCAAAAAAACATAATACAATGGCAGCCACTCATTGAAATGATCGTTGTATTAGTGACAATATTAGGATCAACCATTCCCTTGTATATACACACAGATTCAAAAATAGACGCAATGCATGAAACCATTAAAGCCATAAATATGGAAATAAAAGATTTTCATACTAGACTTGCATTGCAAGATCAGGAATTCAAAATGCGCTTAAGCAATATCGAGGAAAGGAATAAGACTAAATGAATGCGAATACAATTATTTGCCTAATAGGATGTCTTTCAAACATTATAGGTCCTTTATTTGGCAAATATGAACATTGGCTAAGGTCTATTTCAGCAATTTGCTGGGGATATATTTTGGCAGAATTTACAAGAAAAGGATAAGAAATGAACATTGAAGACATGCCAAGAAATCTCCAATTCGTATTTATATCATTGCTTAGATCTGCAATCATCATTAAAGAAGAGGGGAAAGATAAAAAATTCTTTATTAATTTTGCTTCTGAAATATGGGAAAAAATGAATCTTAATGATATTGAAGATTTAAAAAATATACTTAGCGAATACCTGAAAGCTGACATAGAAAAAATGATGAAGGAAATGAATAAGAAATGAGAGAACAGATAACTGTAAAAGAAATAAAGCCTACGCAAGACTATTCTACTTTAACCATATCTTTAAATATGGATTATTATAGAGATGAATTCAGAAAAGTATTTGAAAAATGGCAACAAGATATTCAATTGGGATTGAGATTAACGAAACAAAATGAATTGTTTGATGATCTTATCAGAGTTTTAGAAGATGACAATGAAGTGAAATGAACTTTCTTTATATGAGCACACCACGAAAGTTTAGGATATTCAAATGTCCTAAATGCCAAGGAATAATCTTGAAAAGGAAAAAAGATATAGAATGGTTTGTTGGAAGCGGCGCTTCATTGCCTTGTAAGAAGTGCGGAAATAATCATGTTTTTGAGAAGAAGGATTAAAGAAATGAATATAGACATTGACGATGACCAAAAAAAAATTTTACTTGAAACACTTGCAAAGGCTCTTGCCGTTTCTTACTTGCAGGGAAAAGATAATAGCAAAATTGAAAAGTTAATCCAAATAATTGCCTCAGCTTTGGAAAAAGAAGGTAAAATGCATATTTTTGAAAGCGTGTTTCAGGAATTTAAATAAGAAATCAATGCGGTTCTGAAGGATATATTAAAGAAATGATTATATCAATAAAAGATTATATAGTTTACTGCTTAATAAATTTAAGTTATTCACATTATATTGTAGGGGTATAAACTAATTTATTCACTCAACATAATGAATACTATCAGACGTTAAAAACATGAAACAAAATCTTGAAAAATCCATAAAAAATAGAATCACAATCACTGAATATGAATATGGAGTCATTATCAATTATCCAATTTGCTTAACATGGCTGTGCGAATTAGTAAAAATGATAGATGACAGATCAGATTACGATATCGTCGACGGTCTTATTTCAGAGTATTACAATGGCATGTGTATAACCTCCAAAGAAAACTCTATGAAATGGCGTAAGGAATTGGGTATTGAATGAACTTTGAATAAAGGTAGCTTTCAAATTCGCTAAAAAATTACACGAAGGAGAAGAAAATGAACCCAGAAAACAAGTGGCTGGAAAAAGAGATAGCAAATCTAAAGTACGACATGAGAGTGACAAGAAGGCGAAGGGCTGATCCACGTGATGATATGAGAAAGTGCATCGTTATATTATTTCTATTGCTTCCTCTTCTTTTCTTAGCTTCAAAAACACATGCTGAGGATATTTTACCGCCAAGTTATGACATTTGTGCAAATGACAGGATATACATCAATTCAGAAGAGCTAGATTGCAATGAAGCTGTGTTTATGTTCCATATTGGTGAAAATATCTGGCTTAAGACAATTGCTTTGCATAGAGATGAGACTGGTTTGTATACGTTCGAGAGTGAAATAGAAACAGAAGGTCTAAAAACAGAATATCAGAAAATGTGGAAATGTCCCTATTGCCATCGCTATTGGCCTATAGGTAAAGCATGCCAAAATCCCGATTGTCCATCTAAATACAAAAGAAGAATAGGTTGAAAATTATGAAGCAAATTTTGATTTTATTAGGTGTTTTCATGCCAGTCTTTGGTTTTGCAGATCTCAAGCAATACTTAAAGGATAGGATCGATGAGACAGGAAAAGAAATGACAAAGTATCTAGTCGATGATGATTATATGGAAAATCCTCATTGGATTTATCTCTCAGGTGTGAATGATACCTATTACGAGATATTATATCATCTCTCAAGAGATTAAACATATTCCGTAACAATCACGATTCCAGCAGCACCCGCGTTTCCTGCTACAGCGGAAGCAGATGTTGACAACGCTTTTCCTGCTCCTCCCGCTCCTGAGTTAGCAGCTCCGCTAGCTGTGCTTGCTCCTCCGAAAGGAGCTGCGCCTCCTTGGCCAAACATTGCAACTGTTCCTGTGCCTGCTGTCCATGAATAAAGAGAATTTCCACCGAAATTTCCTACAATATTAACATCTCCACCAGTAGCAGAACCACCAGCCGATCCGTTTACTGTATTTCCAACAGATGCGCCAGCACCTCCACCACCCGTTCCACCGCCTGCTGTCAATAAAGCACCGAAAGTAGTATTGCCACCATTTCCACCATTTACAGCTCCAGCCGATCCAGGCGTTCCAGCAGTTCCAATTGTCACGGTTTGAGAAGTTCCTATAGTTGCCGCCGTAAATGTTTTACGAACGTAGCCGCCAGCACCTCCACCGGCTGATGCTGCGACAGTAGATGCTCCTGTAGCTGCACATCCTCCACCAGCACCACCACCTCCGATTGATTCAACGATGCAATATTTCATTCCGGCCGTTGGCGTATAGGTTCCGCTGCTTGTAAATACTTGTGCAACAACTTTTTGAAATGAAGTACCAGGTAGAATTGTTTGAGTGGTGGTATTAATTGTGCTCGATGATCCTGTAAATGCCAATTCGGAATATTGAAGTGTTCCGGCCCCTGTAATTGCATTAGTATTAGAACTTGATATTGCAGATAATGCAATAGTAACTGTCGCACCTGCTCCAACAGAAAGACCGCTGCTTGTATTAGCAGCAATATTTGAATTGTTTATGCTATGATCTCCTGCAATTGCAGTGGAATTAGCAATTAATGCGCCAACAAAATTGGCATTATTCAATGTAAAATAACCAGTACTAGAAGTTGTAATTGAATTAATGAAATTAACATCATATAAACTAAGGCTTCCTGAACCACTTACCGTAGATGCTGTTGTGCTTAATCCATCATTTTCATATATACCGCCCCATATCTTTATCGCACCTGCTCCACTGTGCGCAAAATAAGCTATTAATGTTGTATTGATGTTACCGCGACAGTTTAAAAGCTCTATTTTCGAAGATCCTGATGAACTAGTAAAAGAAACAGCCGTGTTGTTATCTGCCATGATAAAACATGACGTAAGCTCCACATCTGTTGCACTGCTTCCACTTACAACCAAACAAAAATCTGAGTTTGTTTTGAGACAAATACCGGAAAGTGCGCATGTACCCGCAAAAGTCGCCGTTGCCTTACCAAGAATAATAACATTTGGAGAATTTCCGAAAGCTACATCTGCATCGCAAGGATAAGCTGATAAATTGACGCCTGCTTTTAGAGTGAGGTTCTCGGTATATGTATTTGGCATGATGAAGATCGTGTCGCCACTAGATGCACTCGTCAATGCTGCTGCTATTGATGTATGAGTACCCAATCCAGCGGTTTTATTAACAATCCATTTTGCCGTTGCAAAATTATTATCACCAGTAGTAAAAACTGTAGCCATGAGTTACCTTAAGTTAAGTTCCAACCGCCGACAGCATATTGAGCCATCCATACAGTACCCGTAGATTTATAGACCAATTGAATCGCATCCCCGCGTTGTGTATTTACTGCGGTTCCCGCTGCTGCCGTGACAGTAGTTCCTAGACGAATCGTCTGTCCTGTATTAGCAGTGATTGTTAAATTGCTTGCTGTATCAACTGAGAAATCAATGGTATCTCCTTCAGCAGGAGAAGCTGGCAATGTAGCGGTTGCTGCTGCTGTAATGAAATAACCATTATTTTTAGCTGCATTAAAAGCACCCGATGTTTCAGACCATGTAAACCCTGAGCTTGTAAGAGAAACAAAACCATTGGCATCTACAGTAAAGTTAGCGCTATTGAAAGCTGCAAGGCCTATCTTAGTAGCATCAGTTGATGCAATAGCCTGAGAAATTTGAACCTGAGTCGTTAATGAATTGGCAGCTGTTGCAACTGTTCTAACAGGATTTGTTCCAGCAGCAACAGTTCCACCTAGGATACTGATATTTCCACTTGCATCTGCGACAGTTGGGTCAGTTCCAGCACCACTTGTTGCATTAGGATGAACTCCTAAGATACCAGAATTTGTCGTAGAACCCTTAAGATTGACAAAACCATTGGCATCTACGGTAAATTGAGCACTTGAAAAATTGCTCAAACCTACTTTCGTTGCATCTGTCGCCGCTAGTGCTTGTGATCTCTGTACTTGTAATTGCATCGTGTTAGCACCAGTTCCATTTGTTAGAACTGGATTTGTTCCTGCAGCAACGGCAGCACCATTGAATGTGACTATTCCAGCTAATGGTGAAACTGGAGTTGTCCCACTTTGAAGAGCAAACTTTTCAACTACAACTCCGCCGGCCGAAACATCTAATGTAATATTTGGAGCAGAATATCCAATTGTTATGCTTCCTGAAGGAGACGTAAGAGTTCCAACACGGATTTGAGGAGATGTAGCATTTCCAATTAGCAATTGTCCATTTGCCGTAACTTGAGCGGAGCCCGAGGTTAAGGAATTACCTGTGAAATCCACATTTAGCGCATACATCACGCTTCCAGTATCAAAACCCGGCATATTCCTCCCTATGAAACAAAGACATAGTTCATGATGCTATTCCAGTCGATCGTATAACCCGTTTTTCCTGTTACATTTACAACAGCATTATTTCCAATAACACCTAAAACAGCGGTAACTTGTGGTGGCGCTCCCAAATCACCTTCTTCAAAATGGTCAACAACCTGAGTTGGAATCAAAGTAGCAGTTGTTCCATCCGTTCTTACAGATCCTACAATTGTGAATCCACATCCTAATGGGGAAAAGCCTCCTGCTTTTGCAAATCCGGCAACTAAAATATCAAATGTATAAACTCCAGGAACTGTGCCCAAAGGAAATGTTATAACTGGCGTAGGAGTTGCTCCTCCAGTTTGTACAGTTCCTCCCACTCTATTGGTAAGCTCAATAACAAGATTATTAGAACCAGTAGGATTAGCTATAGCTAATATTCCATTAGGACTGCTTGCGCTAGTTGAACCGCCATTAACATTAACGACATTGAAAGATGGTATGACAGTTCCATTATCTGTAACAAAAGATGTTGGAATCTGAGGAGGTATTTGGCCTCCTAAAGTATTGTTTATACCAGCTTGGCTCATTAAAACTCCGAAGTATGGAATACGACCAAGTAAACTAGACCTGCATTAGTGCCACCGGCGGCACCATTAACATAAAATTGCGTGCCCTTTGGAACATATAAACCGCCATCATTACTTCCTGTATCTGAACAAAAGTCATAAAGAGTAAATCCATTCGCAGGTACGACATCATGATCATGTACACTATCCCATGAAATCGTAATGAAGACATTTGAATTATTGACGATTTTTATCAAAGGAGATGCAAACAGCAAAACAGAACCAAGAGCCTGATAGCTTCCTGTAAAAGTAGTGCTATTTATAGTCCTGATAGTATCAGGAATTACTCTTAGTCCTGCTGCCATATACCTACTCTACTGGTTTATATTCACATTCTTGTTCTTTTGGAGCTGCTGCCGCTTCATTGACCTGTTGTTTTCTTCCTAAAAGAAAAGCCCTATGTTGCGAATTGGCTTCAATCGCATCATCCAATGGACTATCAGGAGGACAATGAAACTCAAAGTTTCTTCCGTTCACTTGAGAAGTCAATACAGATAGATTTTTCAACATAAATTACCCCTTTTGATTTTGTGTTATGAGATTACCCAGAATGTAATTAGAACGTTGTCTCCAGCACCAAGAGCGCCAGCACCATTATTTTTCGTATTAACAATGAAAGATCCGGCTGCTTGTGTGATTCCTTGAATACCTATTTGCGCGCCATTTGTGGATGCATTCAAGTTAGTGACAGTACAATAAATGCCCGAAGTTGCAAGAACAGTTGAATTTGTTATTGTGTATGCTTGTGTACCGGCTGATGCTGTTGTAAAGCCTGTAAACGTAGCAGTACCAACACGGTTATTCATTGTGATAGAAGCTGTAGGAGAAGCAGATGATCCAGTAGCTGGAACAACTTGTACGTTACCAGCAGCGCTAAGCTTAAGACCTGTTGCACCTGTGCCAGCTTGTAGAGTCAA